ATCAAGAACTTCCTTCTGATAATTTAGGAAGCACTTATACTTCTTTAGGCTATTATTATAATCAAAGTAACGAGTATTATACATGTTATGCTGTTATTTCCTCTTCCGGAACATTAAATATAACTCCTAATTCTACTCCATTTACTTCAACTATTCTTTCAGTAGCCATAATTTCAGGATGCTCTGGATATTTAACCTCTACTTCTGCCTGGAATGGAAGTGCTGCTGCTGGAACTTATTATACTCCTGCCGTATCTGTAACACAATACTTTGAATATGCCGTTTCTGTATTATATGTAGCTTATTTAACTAGTGCTACCTCTAATGGTTGGAGTGCCTTACCTTCCTATTCAATGTATAATTATTATAATCCTCCATTAGGAACTAGTAATTTTACACAGGAAATTATAACAAGTTCTACGGGATATTTAGGAGAAGTTTTAGCTACTTTCTCTAATGCCTCTACACAAGTTCCTATAACTATTTCAGGAACTTCTATAGGATACATAAATACTATAGGAACATCTACTGGTTCTTTAGTTATATCAGCTTCTGAAACTGATATGGGACAAGTAGCAGTTGCAGGAACATCTACTGGTTCTTTAGTCATCTCTGGTAATATCTCTGCGACTCTTGTAGTATCTGGAACGTCAAAGTCTAACCCTATTGTATATCCAATAACAACAACTAAATCAACTTTATGGACAGATAGAACTTTCCGTAGAAATATAGACATTTATCAAGGAACAACACCATCAGAAGAAGTTGCTGGTTTCTTTTTCTGGCCAACTTCTTATACAATAACCCAAGCTGGTGGACTTGTAATTAATGGACAAAGTAATATATCCATTATAACTAATTATTCACAAGGTTCTATATCTATTTCTGGTACCGCTTCTGGAAATGTTACTATTTCAGGAGTTTCTGGGACAAGTAATGGTTCCCTATCTATTTCAGGACAGGCTGCTGGAACCTTTACTTCTTTAATATCCGGAACATCTAATGCTTCCATATCTATTTTAGGACAAGTTGTAGGAGCTTTAGGTGAAACTGGAATAAGTAATGGGGTTTTATCTATTACTGGACAAGGAATAGGTAATAGGGGTGAATCTGGAACATCTACTGGCTCTCTATCTCTTTCGGGGCAAGTTGTAGGAGCTTTAGGTAATACTGCTTCTTCTAATACTTCCCTACTTATTTCAGGACAAGTAGTAGGAGTTTTGGGCGAATCTGGAACATCTAATGCTTCCATATCTCTTTCGGGGCAAGTTGTAGGAGCTTTAGGTAATACTGCTTCTTCTAATGCCCTATCTCTATCTATAACTGGTGCTGCTTCTGGAAATTGGTTTTCTGGTGTTAGTGGAATAAGTAATGGTTCTATATCTATTACTGGTTCTTCAAATGGTAATATAATAGATTATGTAGGAACAAGTAATGGAACTTTATCTATTATTGGAAATATTAATGCTGCTATTAAGATAATTGGAACAAGTAGTAATACACTTAATATAGCTGGTTCTTCTACTGGTTCTATAATAGATTATGTAGGAACAAGTAATGGAAGCTTATTACTTTCTGGACAAGTTATAGGTAATAGAGGCGTTAATGTTTTATCCTCTAATAATGCTTTAAATATAACCGGTTCAGCAAATGGCAATCTAATAGACTATATAGGAACAAGTAATGCGATTCTATCTATTACTGGTAATATTAATGCTGTAAGAGGTGTTAATGTCCTATCTTCTAATAATACAATTGCTATAACTGGTTCTTCAAATGGTAATATAATAGACTATATAGGAACAAGTAATGCGATTCTATCTATTACTGGTAATATTAATGCTGTAAGAGGTGTTGTTGCTTCTTCTATAGGCGAAGCCCTTTCTCTTGCTGGTTTTGTTTATGCTAATATAGGTAATGGTGGGCATAGTAATGGAAGTATAAGTATAACAGCAGTATCTTCTGGAAATGTAATAAACTTTATAGGAGGAAGTTCTAATACCCTTCCCATTATTACAGGTTCAGGTAATGGGGCTCTGGGAAATAATGCTTCTTCTAATGATACTTTATTTATTACAGGTTCTATTACTGGCTATTTTATTCCTCCTGTTCTTGGTTCTTCTTCGGCTTCTCTTCCTTCTATTTCAGGACAAATAACCGCTTATCTTGTTTCAGCAGGATATTCTAATTGCTATATCTTTATAACAGGCTCTAGTGAAGGATTAACAGCAGGAACTTATGTAGAAGTAAACTGGACTTATGTAGTTAATCCTCCTGCTCGTTCATGGGTAGCAGAAGAACCCGTAATAATTTACTTAATGAATCCAAAGGCTCGTTCTTGGATAGTTTCTCCGGAAATTACTCGTAATTTTATAGTTAATCCACCATCAAGGAGTTTTAATGTCCTTACTGTCATATAAAGATCCGTCAGAAATAATACCCGTTACTTTTTTGCTTGGAAATGAGCAACAAACTGGTGATAATATTGTTTCTTGTGTGGTTTCTGCTTCTACTTATTCTGGAACCGATCCTAATCCAGAGGCCATAATTTTTGGTTCTCCTGATTTTATTGATAATCCTCCTGCTGTCCTACAAAGAATTATTGGTGGTATTGCTGGTGTTTCATATTTAATAAGAGCAGTAATAACACTTGCCTCTGGAGAAGTATTAGTTAGACAAGGAATCTTACCTGTTCAAACCTGTCCTTACTAATAAAACAATTTACTATATGAAGAATTGTTAATATTAATAATAACAAACTTATCTAAAGGAAATAATATGTTATCAGCTTGTGTTTGTTTAATTATAGGGTTTATTATTGGTCTATTAGTTGGTCTTAATAATAAAAAGACTGCTACTGCTGTTTCTACTACTATTTCTGCTGATGCTTCTGCCGTAAAAGCAAAGGAAAGTGAAGTAGAAAAAATTGTAGAAGATGTGAAGAAAGATGTAAAAGACCTATAAAACTATAAAAAGATATACAATATAAGGATAAAAAATATGTCTCATACTTCTTCTGATACTGTTTTATCCTTATTACAGAATATAGATTTATTAGAGATGGATATAGCAGAGAAATGTAAAATTATAGCCTCTTTTCAACATAATGAAAGTAATAATACGGCTGAAGATACTATTGAAGTTCAAAAATTATTAAATACATTTATAGAATTAGAAGAATTACAACTTGAAATGGATACTAAAAGAGAGTTAATAAAGTATCTTCAGAATTATTAAATTAAGGGGCTTTATAATGGGTAAGATAACAGCTAATGGTAAAGAGTTTTCTTGGAGTTTTCTCGGCACTGTTCTTGGGGCATTAGTTCTACTTGGTGGGTGTCTTGGATTTACGGTTCATAGTTATATACAAACAGACACAGCAGAATTATCTAAAACAGTAGCCGTTCATGAAAGTAGAATAACCAAGGTAGAGCAACAGGTTCAGCAAAATAATGAAGATACCAAAGACCAATTGAACAGAATCGAAAGCCAACTACAAAGTCAAAATGATAAAAGTGATAAAATATTAACTTTGATGATTACTAACAAAACAAAATAGAACAGAATAGAATAAAACAGAACAAACTTATAGGTAATATATGCTAACTTGGATTAAACAAGTATTATCCTCAAATGAAGATGCTAGTTTTGGGCGGATTTTATCTGGTGCCTCATTTTTTATTCTTGTTATTATACATCTTCTTGTTTTATATAACCCCTACTCCCTTATTAAAAATCCTTCTTTTATTCCCCTATTAACAGATAAATTATTTTATTTAGCTTCTTTGGCATATGGTTTTACAAAAATTAGTGACATAAGTAAAACAATTTTTGGTCATATGGATAAGAGCGATAAGGATGATACAAATGGCTAATATAACTTTTAAGATTAGCACTGGAACTATTACTTTGGATGGTAGTTCTGTTATCTTATCTACTACTTCCTATGCCGGTAATGATAAGAGAATGCCGCAAAATCCTACACACATACAAGGTAAGAACAATCCAGATAAGATTAGTATACACTGTATTGGCCCTTTACCTACTGGAACATATAAGATTGGGATGTGGGGACAGCATGATGTAGGTGCTAATAGTGCTCAATTAACTCAATTAACCGGTAAGACTTATGGTCGTGATGGTTTTTATATACATGGCCAAGAAGAACCAGGAGGCCCTAATTATTTAGAAGAATCAGAAGGATGTGTTGTAGTCCCTCACTTTGATAGGTTAAAGATATCAGAACTTAAACCAGATATACTAACTGTTGTAATATAAAGGAATGTATCTTGATTACTCTATTTCTATTTTTATTTGGAATTGGCCTTGGTGTTCTTATAGGAACATATTATATCAAACCTTATATAATAGAATCATTAGAGGTTACAATAGATGATTTAAGAGATGAAGTAGAGCAATTAAAAGATAAATTAAAAACATTAAAACATAAAAAGTAATTCCTATTAAAAATAGATAAGAATATAATAAAATAATAATATAGAGAGTAGAAAGTGGGAAAAGGTAAGAACAATGGCCATGACAAAATTAGAAATAGGATTGATAGTGGGAGTTGGACTTCTGATAACTGGGATGGGTTTGGAGTATCACTTATTGAAGACGAAGAAAGTTCCTATTCAAGTTCAAGCACAATCTCAAATAATACAAAAAGACAAAAGTGTAGAAGCAGCAATAAATCCAGTAAAGAATCTAACCTCAATAGTTCAGGTCCCACAAAAGACAAAGTTAAAAGCAAGCGGAACAATTACAATCTCCCCAGCTGCACAAGAGGAGAAGGCAAAAATCAGTGGGAAAGACCAAAAAACAGACGAGAAGACAGCAATGAACCTCCCAAATACAAGCCAGAGTAGCGAGAAAAGTGAAAAAAGCGAGAAATTAGATTATAGTATTGTTAAAGAATCAGATAATGTAGACAGACTAATTGTTAAAAGTGAAGATGGAAAAAATATAATAGTTTCAGAAGATGTAGAAGCAACCCAAGAAGTTAAAAAAGAAAACTCAAAAAAGGAAATACTGGGATTATATGGTTATTCTATTTCTCAACACAAACAGGTATTTGGAACTCAATTTAACTATCATTTAACCGAGCATCTTACTGTTTCTACTGGCTTTATTGGAGACACTATTTTTATTGGTGGAGGCATTAGTTGGTAAGAATGAAATTACTATATATACCCAAAGGTGAATATATACTCTTCTATAAATATGCTAGCTTTATTCCTACAGAAAATATAGAAGAAACAATTTTTGGCCTATTTTTAGATACTTTAGATTATTCAATTTCACCTGATGCTATTATAGATAAATTATTACCTGGATTATATAGAGAAGTATGGAATAGTTCTGAAATTAATTTTCCTATATTAAAAAATGAATTAGAGTTAATATATTAAGTTTTATTAATAAGAACATCCAAGTTAATTATTATTATAGGAATAGCTGGCGTAAAACCCAGCTATTTTTTAAAGGAGCCAATAAATGATTAAAAAAATTATATTTATGTTAGTATTAATGTTTCTATTTGCTCCTTTATATTCTCCTTTATATGCCTCTAAACCTATACCAGAATATAGAAAAGAGGCCATATTAAATAGTATAAGACCTTTAATTTATTCACTTATTTCACAAATAGATAGTGAACTATATTATAAGGGAGTTAGTATTACACCATTAGAAGATTTAAAATATAACAAGAAGAGCCAGAAAAATAGTATACCCTTTACATGTGTTATTAGAATTTTATCAGAATACTATCAGAGACAAGGATTTCAAGTAACAATAAAAAAGGACCCCTCAAATGAAAGGATCCTTATATTAACTGTTTTAGGAAATATAGTGGTGTAGGTAAGTTAGTTAATTAGATAGCATTTCAGTATATTTGCTTACATTATTTGGAACCATTTTTTCAAGTTCCTTATATAAACCTTCTTCAAGAGTAGCAACTAATTGTCTACCATCCTTAAACTTGGCATAAAATAAAACTTCCTTTTTCTTGCCTCCCAAAATTAAACCACCTAAAGCTCCCAATCCGCCAAACAGTAAGCCACCAACTAATCCAGCAGCAATTCCAAGATGCTTTACATTCTCTTCTGACACTTCTTGTAATTCTGCTATTTCACCAGCCTCTAATTTTTCTGCTCTAAATGCCTTACTATTTTTATCCTTTAACATAAAAAAGCACGAACCTTTAATGAATAGGCAAGACTTACTAAATGTAAAATTACCTTCTGTAAAATCACCAGCTTGAATCTTTAGGGTAGACATTTTTATTTCTCCGGGTAGTTGCTTAATTAGTTGCTTAATTAGTTGCTTAATTAGTTGCTTAATTAATAGGGGCAGAAGTATAAGCAGTTAAGGCAATATGAATACCAGGAAAAGCCCTACTATTTAATACATAAGCACTATCGGTCATATCAATATAACAATCTGTATGATTCCATATTGTAGGAACTGGTTCTGCTAGGGAAAAATAAAGACCTCCGTAAGTGAACCAGAATAAAGAATTATGAATAGTAAAAAGATAAGGAGTAAGATAAAAAGCGTGAGAGGGACCATAAAACCGAATAAACATATCTTCTGGAATTATATATCCTTTATATCCCTCCCTGTAACCTTCCTTATACCCTTCTCTATATTCTCCATTAAATAACCTAGGAGTCATCACAGAGCCCTCAAAATGCTGATGAGGTGTAGTTAGAGGGGCTGGATGAGAAAGGGCACTAAAGGCCACAGAACCCATGGAAAGAGATGAAATGATTAGGAAGGAAGTAATGGTACCTGTAATTGTGGTTGTCATGTTAATTTTCTCCTCTGACTGTAGTATTATCGGCAGATTCATTTTTAATTTGAGAGTTTAAATAGGCGTATTCAGGGCCAAAGTAAGAAAGGGCAGCATCGTCATAGGCTTTACTGGCTTCTTCAAGGGTATCAAACAGGCCCAAATATTTACGGCCTTCAAGAGTTCCTAACTGGGCATGAAACTTACCAACGCTCTTCTGAAAGTAAACACCCTTAATTCCAGTCTTACTATTCTTATTTAGCTTTCTATTAGCCTGATTAGCAGTTTTAGTAACAAAGCGTAAGTTATTTTTTCTATTATCAGTAATATTTCGATTAATGTGATCTACTACCATTCCTTTTGGGGCCTTTCGCTTCATAACTAACTGATGAAGAAGAACTACACCAGAAACATTACGTGCCTGAAAATAACCTTCCTTACTTATACACCATTGATATCCAAAAATCAACGGAGCATCTTCTAAATCAATTAAAGAGCGACCAAGTTCTATTCCATTGTCTATATCATGAATTATAAGATAGGTTTTTGTGTCTTGTTCTATTGAATTTGAGAATTTCATAATACTGCTTCCTTTAAAATGGAGGGTTATATTTCCCTCTCTATATTTAATTATAAAATTATTTTCGTTTTTGGAGATATAAAGTAAATTATATTTAAAAAAATGTAAATATACTTTATATAGAAAAAGAAGGCCACAAAAAATATTTTAAAGTTTTTTTAAAAAAAGTTAAGAAAAGCCCAAAACTGCCGATAATAAATGTGAATTACTTTATAGAGGGTTCTGTTTCTTGGCCAAGACACTACCCAAAACACAGGGAGTGAAGAAATGGAATCCTTAAAGTATACAGAACAACAGCCTCATTCACTTGAGGCTGTCTCTGTCTTACCTACTTTTACACCAGCCCTTCAAACTCGTACAGGTGCATTTCTGAAATATGATTACACCTACATAAAGTTGAAAGACGGCATTAAGAAAACTTATATGCTTGCCACAGATAGATTTAAGCAGGCATTATTAGAAACAAATAAGGAAAAGCTGCCAAGAATTGATTTACGTGCTGGAACTATTTCAGGGGTATTCGCAGATTTCGATGACTTAAAAGGAACTATAGCTGTTATACCTGCTGCCTTTGGTGCTAAAACTTGGGCAGATGTTAGAAGGTATTTTTCTTGCTTCTTTTGGAATGGCTGTATTTTTAAATCTTTCTCGGGAAGAGCAAAAATCTTCTTCCCAGTTTCAATTCCAAAACTGACTACAACTAAATCAGAAAAAATATTAGAAGAGTTGCTTGGTCAATATATGAGAGCCTTAAATATAGATACAGATAAAAGTGGATTAAGATATTCCTTCATAAATAAAGAAAGTTACCCCATTCTATCAGCTTGGTTACTTTCTTCTGACTTTGATACAGCATTACAATACAACAATATGATATGTAAAAAGTATATATCAGCAGGTATGGAAACAGGTAAGCAATATGGGGGAGAAGGTAGAGATATAGGTATCACTTCATACCCCATAAAATCTGATTATAAGTGGAGAATAAATAATGAAGTTGAGATACCAGAGAATATGCTCAATAATCTTAAAACAAAAAATAAAAATATTTCTGGTCTTATTCGATATGCCCTTGGTTCATCTTTTTGTGTTTCCTCGGGGGTTGCTATTCCAGTAGATTTATTAGCTACCGCCTTAAATATAACTAAACCATCTGCCAGTAGATTGATAAGAAATGGCATAAATCTTGGAATAATAAAAAAGGTTTCTGAATATATACCTCACGTAAAGGCGGCTTCTTACTGTTTTACTGGTTTCTGGTGTAGTTGGGCCAAGCAAGTTATTAAGACAGCTCCTAGGGCCTCTACAACAGGAATAAAGACCATTTTAGATACCATTAAAGACGGTAACTGGAATATGCCTCTGTTCAAGTTAACTAATTTCTTTGATTTAGAAGAAAAGTATATGGCCTTTGTCTTAACTATACCCAATATTCATGCCAAGACAGAGAGGGAGAAGCAAGCTAAAAATGCCTGGAAGAGTCATTTAAAACGTGACATAAATAAAAATATTAAAAAAGTGGCATAGTATTAAAAATAAATCTCAATTATAAGGAAAAAAATGATTAAATATAGATCAAAAGTCCATGTTTGTAAAAATAGTTATATAACAGTTATTGATATAGAAAGTGATAAAGAAGTTGCTAGGGCCTTTATTGATGCCGAAGATGCTTATAGAGCAGCTCAATATAGATGGGGATTAGATAAACATAGTTATTTATACACGGGTATTGGATGTAAAATGGTAGGATTACATAGATTCTTACTTAATTTAGAAGTTGGTGATAGTAAAATAGTAGATCATATAGATAGAAATCCACTTAATAACACAAAAGTTAATTTAAGATTATGCTCTGGGGCACAAAATCAAGGTAATAGAAAGATAAATAAAAATAATACTTCTGGATATAGAGGAGTTTCTTGGGAAAAGACAAACCAAAAATGGAAGGCATGTGTATATAAAAATAATAAACAAATTTGGTTAGGATTATTTGATTCGAAAGAAAAAGCAGCTATTGCTTATAATGATGCTGCTATTATTTATTTTGGGGATTTCGCAACTTTAAACTTTGTTAAGGAGATATAATGTTTAAATATCAGTTTAAGAATATGACAGAAGATAAAATGTTATCTATTATCAATAAGCTAATACATAAAAAAGCTCCAAAATTACATATGGTATTTAGTAGAGACCTTACAACAAAACAAATATTATTAAATGATGAGCCTATATCTGAAAATGAATTACAAGAATTATTAAAGGAATTAACTACAATTAACTACAATTAAATTAGAAGGGAAATAATATGATTAAGTTGCTTGATTTAGTTAATGGGACTTTTTTAGAATTACCTGATGTTGTTTGGTCTTGTTATTGGGGAACTGATTTATATGGATTACAGATGGATACTTTAAGTTTCTTTTGGAATGGCCCTTTAGAGTATCGTAAGTTCATAAATTGTTATAGTGGAAGATTTAATACTTATGGTAGTGGAGAAAGACATGCTCAACCAATATATCTGTGTATTGATAAGTTGGCTGATATTGTCCTAAATGATAATAGATGGGAAATTATAAATGAGCAGTAAGAAATAGTTAAAAATACAGCCAAAAAGGCATATAAAATTAAAAATAAAATAGAATTAAATAATAGAAAGGTAATAAAAGGCAATTAATATGGCACGATTAACCTCCTATCAAAGATTTATTAGAAAGCAGGAACGTATAAAGAGGGAAGAAAAGAGAAAGGAAGAATTAGAAAGTTTTATTAATTTGATACAGTCAGTAATAAAAGAGCATAATGAAGAAACCTTAAAGAACAAAAAGGACAATTAAAATGCGGCCTACCTTTGATGAGAATGCAGTAATATCAGATTATGTGCATTGTATTAAAACATATAGAAATAGAAATGGCAAACCTTGGATGTGTTTTAACAATTATGAGAAAGAGGCTTGTATCATATTAGGAATAGAATATGAATTATATCAACCAACTCATGACAGATGGAAAAGGATAGTATAATGAGTAATACAATTTTTATGATTTCTTTTATTTTTATATTCTTATTAGGATATTGTATTGGAGGAATTAGTTTCTGTATTAGACTTATTTTCTGCCCCGATAAAAAGTTTAAACAAATTATAATCACTACTTTAAAAGCAAGAAAAGAAATTGACGATTATATAAACAAAGATTAATAGAAACTAATAGAAAGTAATAAAACCTACTATGACTAAATTATTATATATTCCAGATGCTCATTATATAAAATGGTATACTACGTGTAATGATAAAACAGATGTATGGGAAGATAGTTTCCTTGCTGAATATAGAAGTATAGAAGAATATGTATCTATTTATAAAGATACTATTAATAGTTATGAAATTATATATGATAATATAATAAGCAACTAACCAATAAGGATAAGAATAATGACCTATAATATATTACAAGGTGATGTAAAGGAAGTATTAGCTACTATACCAGATAATTTTTATGATGGTTGTTTCTGCGACCCTCCGTATGGATTACACTTTATGGGTAAGAAATGGGATTATGATGTTCCAAAGAAGGATACATGGCAGGAGGTTTATAGGATATTAAAACCAGGAGCATATCTATTAGCTTTCGGAGGGCCAAGAACCTATCATCGGCTGGTATGTGAAATTGAAGATGCTGGATTTATTGTAAGGGATTCTCTAACATGGCTTTTTGGGTCGGGATTCCCAAAATCTCATAATATTTCAAAAGATATGGATAAAAGAGGAGGAAATAATCATATTAGTAAAGAGATAGGAATAAAAATTAAGGAAGCAAGAGAAAGTAGAGGATTAACAATAAAAGAATGTGATGATAAGTTTTGTAATTCTTCTACTAATTGGTCTTGGTTTGAAGGAAGACCTGCCGGACAAAGAATACCCTCAGATGAACTTTTTAGTTTATTATGTGAAGAATGGCCAGAACTATTGCCTTATTTTGAGCAAGTTAAAGAAGTTAATAGAGAAATTATAGCTGTGGGTAAAAGAGTAGTAAAAGAAAGCACTGTAATGTTTCATTCTGTTGGTGAAGAGTATGATATAACAACCTCTACAACAGATCCAGCTAAAGTATGGGAAGGATATGGAACTGCAATAAAACCTGCCTACGAGCCTATTGTATTATGTCAGAAGCCAATAGAGGGAACATATGCTGCTAACTGTTTAAAGTGGGGTTGTGGAGCATTAAATATAGATGGTTGTAGAATTGGTATAGAGGAAATACATATTAATAATGGTCCTGGACAATGGGCTGTTGGTAATCATGGTGCTGAAGAGAAGATGTTAGAAAGAAGCGGTGGTATTAGAACTCCTGGAAATGTATTACCGGGATTAGCAGGAAAAAATAACAAGGAATGGAAACCAGAAAAAATAAGCACACATCATGCCCCTTCTGGAACTTTTGCTGGTGGTGAGGAAGGAAGAGGCTCTGATACAACAACATATGAGGAGCATGTAGGTAGATTTCCAGCTAATTTAATACTGGATGATGAAAGTGCTGAACAATTAGATTTACAAGTTGGTATTAAAAAATCTGGGCATATGAAGAAGGGAACTAAAACAAAGGGTGGACAAGGTAATGCTCTAGGAACCTTTAATCCTGGTGAAATAAAGAATGAAATAGAAGCAAGTATAGGTGGTGTATCTCGTTTCTTTTACTGTGCCAAGGTTAATGCCAAGGAACGTAATGCTGGCCTTGAAGATGCTCCTGATTCTATTTTGGCTCGTTCTGGTGGTGCTCAAAATGCTGTAAATGAGGATAAAGATTATACAGAATGTCAAGGAATTGGATTAAATCATGTCTCCTCTGTTAAGAACAACCATCCAACAATGAAGCCTATTTCCTTATGTCAGTATCTATCACGTCTAATATTACCTCCTGATAGACATGATAAGAATAATTTAAGAAAGATATTAATTCCTTTTGCTGGCTCTGGTTCTGAAGTTATAGGTGCTCTATTATCTTCCTGGGATTATGTAGAAGGTATTGAGATGGAAGAAACCTATGTAAATATAGCAAGACAGAGATGTGAATATTGGGAGAATAAAAATAAAAAAGAGAATAATGAGAATAAGGAGAAGAATAATGAATAACTTAACCTTTGTGTTATCTGGATTACCAATTTCTGTTAATTGCTCTACTATTGTTCGTTGGGGTAGAAAAATTAATAGTAAAGATATGAATCATTATAAAAAGCACTCAAAAGAAGCTATATTAACTTATTTTTCTACTTTAAATGAAGAGGAATTAAATAATTTTATTATGTCCCTTAAAGAAAAAGAATTACATTTATCCTTAACTTTTGGTAGTTCTTGGTATACTAAAAAAGGTAAAATTAAGAAGCAAGATAGTTCAAATCTCTTAAAGTCAGTAGAAGATACACTTATAGAAAGTTTAAATTGCTGGTCCAAAGACAAAGAATTAGACATAGAACTTGATGATAGACAAATATTCACTCATACTCTGCATAAAATAGAGGTATCAGAAGAGATTACTATAATAACATTGGAGGTAATTAATGGAAATAAAGAAGTTAAAGAAATTATCTAAAAATTATAAAAAATTATTATCAAAACTTTCGGGTAGACAAAGAATAGAACATCATACAAGAATAGTTGAACAGAAATATAAAGAGATAAGAGAAAAAGAAATAGCAAAAGAAATGTTAAATTATGATTAAAAAAATATAAAAAGAGTATAAAAAAGAAATAAAAGATATAATTAAGTATATAGACAAGAAAGAATAAACAAGAAGGAATATAATATGATAACAGAAAATATAACAGAAGAGATGATAAGAGAATTAGAACAAAAAATAATAGAACTTGAAACCGAATTACAAGCACTAAAAGATATAAATAATACTTCCCTTCTTAATACAGTTGATAATTTTATAGAGCAAGTATAAGAAAGTATAATAAGGTATAATAATGAATAACACAATTCCTTCTGTATCATATTCTTATTCTGGTATTCCTTCTTATTTAGATTCTTATATTGACGCAAGTATTCTTACAGCCCTTCAAATTGTAGAAAGCAAGGTAAATAGAAACTTCTTAAAGGAAATGATATACACTTTATCAGAAGAGGACAGTAAAAAAATAGTAGAGTTAATAGTAAACAATATACAAGCAGATAGAGAAGAGAGAAGTAAAAAAGGAAGTTTTAAATTATCAGAATCAATAGAAACAGAAATATTAGAACATTTTATACAAGAGGCTATATAATTATGAGTAATACAGTAATAAAATATAAATTATCAGATAAATATATATCTAAATTACAGAAATTAGGCTATTCTGATATTTTAATAGAAAAAGAATTAGATAACTTAATAGAACGTAAGAGAGTTAATAAGTTAATCCCAATAAACACATTAGAAGTTATCATAGAGCACATATAAAATGACTTCAATTTTACCCTTTGATTTGTCGGAAGTCTTACAGTTAGAACAAAACACTATGCAAATTCTCGGTTTAAAAAAGGAGAACTATAAAACAACAGACTACTTTAAGAATGAAGTAGCTTTGTATCTGTATAATAAATGGATATTAGATAATGATAATAGAAATTTAATAGTTTATTGCTTTCCTCTAATCAATTCCTTAATAGTAAAAAATTATGGGCTAGTAAAACAGCTCAATAAATATAATATAACACAAGATGAGGTATTTAATGAGTTAGTCTTATTTTTAATCTCATATCTGCCAAAAATAGATTTAAAGACATTAAATAAACAAGGAAAGGTGAGAAAGATATATTCCTACTTTACCTTTATATTAGGTTATCGTATTTTATATATGCGAAATAAGGAACAAAATAAATACGAAGATAGAGAGTTTGTTGAGATAGATATAAGAGATTATCCTATTGATGATGAGAAATTACATGAATTAAACTATTTTATGGACTTTTTATCCGATAGTTTTAATCCATTAGCAGAACCATTACTTGCTCTATTAAAAAATAATAGGGATAGCAATAGACGAATAATTGCTCAAAATAATGACAGCCTTATTAAAGAATTAGTTATAAAAACAGGTTTCCATTTAAAAGAAGTTAAAGAAGCCTATAAAAACTTGATTGATGAATACATTTTTTTATCTAATTACTAATATATGGAAAGAAGTATGCCCATGCCTAAAGCTAACAATTCTGATAAAATTAGTAAGAAAATTAATAAGCTAACGGCAAAAGAAGAACTATTTTGTCAGGAATATGTAAAAAATAAACAAAACGTAATTGCTGCTCTTGATATTGCCTACCCATGTAAAGTAGCCAATCCAAGTAAACATTCAAGAGAGATTTATGGTTATAGTATATTAGATAGACCACAAGTAATAGCACGAATTCATAAATTACAAACTACTATTATTAATAAAGCTGCCATTTCTGTTACAAGAAGTGTAGAAGGTATATTAGCAAAGTTAGATGAAGTTATTAAATTAGGCATGGAAACAGGAAAATTAAATGCTGTAAATCAAAGTTTAACACTTATGGCAAAAATATTAGGCTATACAAATGATAATATTAATGTCAATGTTATGAATAAGACTAATAATGTTATCTATGATTTTACAAAGTTTAATATAGAAGAAAGAAAGGAAATGTTACTTAAAATGAGTGTTATAAAGACAATACAAGAACCATCTATTATATCCCTTCCCACCCTTTCTGATAATACAATTGATGGTGATATAACTAATGAAATATAGCAGTTATTCAGCAGCTTTTATTAAAATTATTTATGAGAATGGGTTATAAGCGTCTTCAATAAAAAGTTTTATCATAGTTATAAAAATAAAGAGATAAAAATATGAGTTATATAGACCATAAAAAATATAAAGCTTCTAACATGCCCTCACAACAAGAAACAGCAAAGTTTGAGCATGAATTAAGAAAAAGCATCTATCTGGATTCTTTTTATGAGTTTGTATTAGCTTCTTGGCCTATAATAAATCCTTCTATGCCTCTAACAACTGGCTGGCATATAAAGATGATTGCTGATAGTCTACAAGCATTATATGAGGGCAAATTAAATAAGAAAAGATTAGTTATATCAGTTCCTCCAAGAAGTCTTAAAACAACTATAACTTCTATTTGCTTCCCTTGTTGGATTTGGCTACATAATCCTTCTGAATCTATATTAAGTATTGCTGGCTCTGATAGGATTTTAAGTAGCACATCAGTAGCCTCACATGATTTACTATCTTCTTCTTGGTTTAAATCTACCTTTGATATTTCTTGGGCATTCAATAAGAAGCAGGATAATAATAATATATTTCAGAATACAAAAAAGGGCACAAGAACAAGTATAACAATCACAGGTAGTATTCAAGGTGCTGGTGGTAATGTATTAATTTTAGATGATATAACACAAAGTAATATAGTAAACAGTAATGTGTCTCTTGATGAAATTAATAGGTTATATCAGACAATAGCAAGTAGAATGAATGACCCTAAAAAGGCTATAATAGTTTTAATAGCCCAGAGAAACCATGAGAAGGATTTAACTGGACATGTATTAGCAGAAGAAGGAACATTATGGCAGCATTTATGTTTGCCAATGGAATATGACTTAAATAGAAAAGCTATATTATATGATAGGGAAGGAAAGAAACTTATAGAAGACCCGAGAACTCATGATAAAGAATTGCTATTATCTGATAGATGGGGCATAAAAGAAATAGAAGCATTAAGAAATGGTGTTGGTGGTTCTGCTTATTTCTCAACTCAATATAATCAATTACCAGTAGACAGTAGGGGAGAACTATTTAAAAAAGAGTTTGTAAGTCTTTATTCAAATACTGCATTAAATTATCAAACTTTTTCTCGTATATTTATCAGTTGTGACCCAGCATTTCATAAGGGTGAGAAGAATGACCCTTGTGGTTTACAGGTTTGGGGAGAAACTGATACAGATGGCTATTGGTTATTAGAATGTGCCACAGAAAAACTATCATATACAGAAGTGGAAGATAAGATTAAAGTATTATATGCTTCTTATCCTAAAACAAGTAAGATAATTATAGAAAAAAATGCCCATGGTGATGTATTAGTTCAAAGATTACAAGAAACGACTAATCTACCAGTTTGTCCAGTATATAAGGATAAAGATAAAGTGTTTTATGCTAATCAACATTCTGTGCCTTTATGGGAAATTAAAAAAATTAAATTACCAGATTTTAAACCTTGGACTAATAACCTAATTAATGAGATTTGTGCTTTTCCAAATGGGACACATGATGATAATATAGATTGTATGAGCCAATGTTTAAATGCCTTTGCTGAATCTAATGGTAAGCCTGTTGTAATTCCACAAGCCTTATTAAATATGTTAGGTTCTGGACGAGGAATAGGGGCAGGATTAGGATTGGGCTACAGATAATAAATATACCTATAAAATTACTTTACAGGAAGATATAAAATATGATTAATCCAAGTAAGTCAATAAGAAACTATTTTAAAAGGCTTTCTGATAATAAATATGTTGAGAGAAAGCGTAAAGAGCAAAATGAGAATAATACTAAAGCTATTAAAGCCAGAGAAGAGGCTCTACAGAAAAACTCTGGCAAAATATCAGAAGTATTATCTCTTATGAACCAATCTTCTGTTCCTGTTATTACCCCTCAATATTCTAATAAGCCTTATATTCCCCCCTCTAAAATATGTTCAGATTCTGCAGCTATAAAAAATAATAATATAGCCTTTGATGATTATTTATCTGGGGAATTTGCCTCAACTGCTACTCTATTTAGTGGATTAGGTTTTCCTGGATTTCCTTATTTGACAGAACTTACACAAATTACAGAATATCGTGATTTATCTGAACGAACTGCTAAAGAAATGACAAGAAAGTGGATTAAATTTAGAACTTCAAGCAAGGAAGATAGAGGAGAACAAATATATAAAATAGAGGCCAAACTAAAACAATTAAAGGCTAGGGATTTATTTCAATCTGCCGCAGCTATGGATGGTTTTATGGGCCGTTGTCAGATATTTATGGATTTAGGAGATTCAGGAGGTAATATATCTACTGAAGTTAGTCAAGAATTAGAAACTCCTTTAACCCTATCCCCATTAAAGATTAAAAGAGATAGCATTAAGGCTTTGAAACTTATTGAGCCTATTACAACTTATCCTGCTTCTTATAATGCTTCTTGGCCACTCAAACAAAATTACTATGTTCCTGAAGCTTGGTGGGTATATGGTCAGAAGGTTCATCGTTCTCGCCTATTAACCTTTGTGTCTCGTCCTTTACCTGATTTATTAAAGCCAGTATATAATTTTTCTGGCATGTCTCTATCTCAATTAGCACAGCCTTATGTAGATTATTGGCTATCTACTCGTAATGCTGTTGGAAAATTACTTAAAAATTATTCTACTACAACTCTAAAAATTAATCTACAAATGCTCTTACAGGGAAATAGATATCAGGAGATTTTAGATAAGGCCCGTTTCTTTACTGGAATGCAAGATTCTCAAGGTATATTTTTATTAGATTCTTCAGAGGAATTGGAGAAAATACAGACTAATTTATCCGGTCTTGAAAAACTACAATCACAGGCACAGGAACATATGGCTGCTGTTGCTAAAACTCCTCTAACTATTCTATTAGGTATTACTCCTTCTGGGCTAAATCCAACTAATGAGGGTGATTTAAAAGTTTATTATTCTTATATTCATGATATGCAAGAATGTCTTTTTAGAGAGAATTTAGAACATCTTATCAAAGTAATCATGCTTTCTGAATTTGGTGAGATACTGGAAGATTTAACTTTTGATTTTGAACCCCTCTTTGAAATAACTGGTAAAGAACAGGCAGCTATTCGTAAGAGTGATGGAGAAACTGATTCTGTATATGCTCAAACACAAGTATTTACTCCACAGGAAATCAGAGAAAAGGTAGCATCTGATCCAACTTCTGGTTATAACAATATAGATGTTTCTAATCCTAAAGGTGGTTTCTTACAGGGTGGCAAATTAGGACAAACAGCAGAACCAACAGAACAAGCACAGACCACCCAACCAGAAGAGGAAGGAGAAGGGGAAGAAGAATCAGATGAGCCCGATACTGATAATGCTACTGATTCTAATATTGCTTCTGATAAATCTTTAGATAATGTCAAATTAAATAGAGCCGAAGAGAAGATTTATAATATAGTAATGGACCATCTATCTTCTGAATTATCCTCATTAACTTCTCAAATAAGAAAAAGTGGACATTATAAAGATTTAAATTATGGCTTAAATATAGACAAGCTAAATATAATTACTGATAAATTAAAACAGCCACTTTCTAAACTGTATTTTAATGGATATCAAAGCGCAGAAGCTAAATTAAGACTCCCAGAACAAGTTAAACAGAATATAACTGGTGATTCTATTTATACAGAACAGGCAAGAAAAGAAAGTATTAATTGGGCTAAAAATAATGCCGCTAAATTAATAACAGGTATAGATCAAACAACCAAAGATAATATTAATACAACTATAACCAAGGCTATGACTCAAAACTGGTCTGTTGATAAATTAGCCACTACTTTATCTTCTTCACATGCCTTTTCTGCTTCAAGAGCTCGTATGGTTGCTTTAACAGAATCAAGAGCAGCTAAAAGTAATGGTCAGATAGATAGTTATAGATTACATGGCATTACAAAAAAATCTTGGTTAGCTGCTTCTGATGCTTGTGATGAATGTGCCAGTAATGAAGCAGACGGACCAATAGATATTAATACCTCATTCTCTTCTGGTGATGATGTTCCGCCACTTCATCCTAACTGTAATTGTAGTTGTGAACCAGAAATATAACTTTATTATAGGAATTAAAGGATAAAAGGAATATAAAAGGAATATAAAATGATTAGTAAAATGATTACTTATAAAAATGAACGATTAACCTACGATAAACTTACCTCACGTTCCTATGATACTAATGGTTTTTTACATGTATCAGGTTGTAATATTTCAAAAAATCAAATATCTCCTTATAATGGTTATGAAATTCCTGACTGGGAACAATTAGCATTAGAAAGTAATAGAGTTTATTATATTTTAAGACCAGCAGATGAATTGGCGAAGGCGGCTTCTACCTTTAATAATCTTCCACTAATGGATGTTCATATTCCTCTATCTTCTTTTAATCTTGAAAATACCAATATTAAGGCCCATCAAATAGGTGCCACAGGTTCTTTATGTAGATTTGAAGAACCTTATCTTGTTAATGATTTAGTTATTTTTACTGCCGGAGCTATTGCAGCAATTCAAACAGAAGAGCAGAAGGAGATTTCTTGTGCTTATGCTTATGATATAGTATTAGAATCTGGCGAATTTAACGGAGTTCATTATGATGGTATAATGACAAATATTAAAGGAAATCATGTTGCTATAGTTCCAGAAGGTAGAGCAGGACATGATGTGTGTGTAGCAGATAACAAGCCAGATAATTTAAAAATAGCTAAAAAAATTGCTGATTTACTTTATCCAATTTGCTCCATTTCTGAAACTATTAACACCTCTGATAAAATTAAAAATATGCTAACTCCATTAATTACTTCTGATACAATTATTCATGAACCTGGAGAGAATGGTCCTTGGTCAATTCGTTCAGAAAAGACAGGGAAGAAAATATGGTCAGGTAAAAGTAAGGAGGAGGCTAAAAAAGCATTAAAAAGAATGGCAATGTTTAAGCATACTAAATAAAAGTCGCAAAAAGAATTAATTTACTTAATAGTTTGAGATTATACTCTACATGGAGTTTTTAACATGACAATAAAGAAACAAAAATCAATTCAGCCAATTCAGCCGTTAGGTCATCGAGTAGTTGGGTGTCTTGCTACTTATCTTGCTCCTAAAATGGCAGCTGATTCTAAAATTAAGCCGGAAGAATTAGATTCAATAGCCCGTAAAATTAATACTGCCAAGTTTAATAAGCAGATTAATGGTATTGCTGGTTCTGTAAAAGATTTATTTGGCTCACGTTTAGTTGGTGATGCTGACCTATCTGATCTTCCTGACATTCTTGGTGCTCTAACTGGTCCTACTTCTCTAGCTCCTGAATGTGATGAAGATGAAGATAGTGATGAAGATACTGATGCCCTTCCAGTTAATCTTAAGGACAAGGATAAGGAATCAAAGAAGGTAAAAGCTAAAGAAATGCCTGAACCTGCTGCTGACGAAGATGAAGATGAAGATGAAGATAGTGATGAAGATTCTGACAGTGACGAAGATGAGGATTCTGATGCTGGTGCCGATTCAGATAAAGATGCTCCTGCTGCCAAACTAATGAATAAACTTGGAACACTTAATCTTCCAAAAGATACTATGGATGAGATTAGCGGTCTTATAGATGAAATAGGTAAAGCCCCTAAAGCTGTTCCTGCTCCTGCTTCTGATGATGATGATGATGATGAGGACGATGAAAAAGAAACCCCAATTGGTAAACCTGCTATGGATGCTATGATTAAGAAAATAGAAAATAGAATGGCAGCTCATTATCAGGCAGCTAAAGAAGTAATGCCAGTTGTTGGTGATATTGATGTTAATGCTAAAGGTGCCTCAACTCTTGCCATCTATAAAATGGGTTTAGATGCCATGAACGTAGATTTAACAGGTATTTCAGCGGATACAAAAACTTATCGTGCTATTTTTAAGCTTCAATCTAAAAATAATGCTTCTAATATAGCAAAAGATTCTAAACTTACTAATAAAGATAAAGCAAGTATGGAATCTCTATTTCCTTCAGCACCAAAATTAGGTTAATAAATATACATATCCTTTTCTTTCTTACGGAGAATTAAATGTCATTTCAGAGTCAAGTTTATAATTATCTTCCAAAAGGTAATGTGGGTTCCAAGGCTTCCCTAAATCCTCTTTACACTGTTAAAGCTGGTCAGGGTAATCTAACTGCCGGTTCACAAGGTGCCGTCATTGGTAAGTTTGGATGGATGAGCTATGCTGTTTCCACAGAAGCTGCTGTTGTAAATAACTTCAGCTCACTTCCTCCTGTTGCTCCTACTGGCTTTATTGCTAATGAGATGCAGGCATTAAATGTTACCTTCCTTCAGCAGTCTGGTCTAACTATTCCTGCTGGTTATGGTGTTACACTTTTTGATCGTGGTGATTTCTTTGTAGTTAACCCTTACAATGAAACCGTTATAGGTAATAAGGTATTTGCTAACCTATTCACCGGTGATATTTTTGCTGGCGTTGCTGGAAGTTTTAACACTAATAGTTTTGGTTCTGCCTCTGCTATTACTGGCACTATTTCAGCGGGTTCTTTCTCACTAAATATTACTGCTGTGGCTTCTGGTGTTCCTGCCATTGGTCAGCAAGTATTTGGCACTAACATTCCTCTTAATACCTTCATTGATCAGATTGGAACCTTTAATGGCTCTACTGGAACTGTTATTCTTACCCAGGCTCCTTTATATAGCATTACTGCTGGTTCTCTAACTACCACAACTCCTACTGGTATTGGTGGTGGTGTTGGCACTGCGTCATTTGCTACCAATGTTATGACTGTTACTGCTACTACTTCTGGAACCTTTGCTGTTGGTCAGATAATTTCTTCAGCTAGTGTTGCTGCTGGAACCTATATTACTTCATTAGGCACTTATAATGGTTCTACTGGCACTTTAAATCTTTCCACTACACCTGGAACCATTGCTGCACAGGCTGTAACCTCAACTGCCTTTATTGAAACTCCCTTCTATTTCACAAGTGCTGGTAATGTTGGTGATTTAGTTACTATTAGTCTTCACTAAATTTTAATTTTATAACATCTCAAGGAGAATTACACATGTCTAAATTAACCAGCCCAACCTTGGAAGAACTTACTGCCCAGGCTCAGGCTAATCCACGTGAATTTGTGGATTTTGCAAGAAATCGTTATGGCCTAGTTACTGGTGCCATATCTACTACCAATTCAACTGTTGGTATGGATGCCGGTAAAAAGATAATGGCATTTGATGCTACTGCTCCAACCAATCCTATTCAGTCTGGTGCTGTTCTACAGGGTAATGCTGGTATTCCTGCTTATCTTTCACAGTATCTTGATCCTGAAATGGTTCATGTTGTTACTGCTGTATTAGCTGCTGTTGATATAGTAGGTAGTGAAGTTAAGAAGGGTGATTGGACTACTGATTCTGCCCTCTTCCCAGTGAATGAAGCTCTTGGTGAAACTTCTGTTTATGGAGATTTTGCTAAAAGCGGTCGAGCAACTACTAATACAAACTGGGAGCCTCGCCAAGCATTCCGTTATCAGATTTTTACTGAATGGGGTGATCTGGAACTAGAAAAGGCTGCTCTGGGCAAGATTAATCAGGCTGCTGAAATCAATCGTTCTGCTGCCCTGGCTATGAACATCTTCCAGAATGAAACTTATTTTTATGGTGTATTAGGTCTGGAAAATTATGGTCTTCTTAATGACCCCTCTCTAACTGCTCCACTAACTCCTCTTGCTGGTGCTTGGTCTGCTTCTACTATTACTGGTGTTCAGATTCTAGCTGATGTAAAAGCTATGTTTGCCCAGCTACAGTTCCAGTTACAGGGTAATGTTAGAATGGATTCACCAATGACACTTGCTATGTCAACTCTAACTGAAGCTGTTTTAGCTACCTCAATGCAGAATGTTTATGGCACTGCTTCCATTAAAGAATATCTGCAGAAGGTATTTCCAAAGATGGTATTTAAAGTTGCTCCCCAGTATTCCACAAGTTCTGGCAATCTTGTTCAGCTAATTCTTGATGAAGTTCAGGGTCAGAAAACTGCTATTTGTGCCTTTACTGAAAAGTTAAGAGCTCATGCCATTGTTCGTGAAACTTCTAGCACTCATCAGAAGAAGAGTGGTGGAACTTTTGGAACTGTTATTAAGTTCCCTGCTGGTATTGTTCAGCTGCTTGGTGTTTAATAAAGTTATAAAAGTATTAAAATAATAAAACTGATTAATAAAACAAAAGCCCACTACCCAGAAATTAAAGGAGTTATTTAAATGGCTGATTCAGTTATCGTAATGTGTTCTCTTCCTCATGGTTTAGTTTGTCGTCTTGCAAAAACAGGGCAGCGATTTAAATTGGATGGTGCTGCCCATTATTGCATTCCAAATAAAGATCGTAAGTTTAAGGGCACTCCATATGAGAATATGGTTCTTGATAGAAGTATTAATGTAGTTGATAAAGAACTTTGGGATGCTTTTGTAATTCAGCAAAATGAATTATATAAAGATATTCCAGTTCCTAATACCGATCCAAATAATCCTGAATGTGGTTTTCCTCCCTTCATGAATAAAAGTATTACCTGGACTAAAAATGATCGAAGTTATGCTGCTTCTAAAGCCAAAGAATTAGAAGGAACTAAAAACGGTTTAGAACAAATTAATCCAGATAGAGTTAGGTCAATAGAACCCGATTCAAAAGATGGTAAAAAGAGAGATGACTCACCTGTCATCAGAATGTAAAGGATGTAATGAGTGTTGTTACTTTTAACCAAGGAATGTTTTTAAGTCGCTATCCAGAATTCACAAGGGTTAGTGCAAATCTTCAATCATGCTTTAACGAAGCTCAAATATATTGTAATAACACTAACAATAGTCCGGTAATTGACACTAATTATCGGGCTTTATTGTTAAATATGTTAACTGCACATATAGCCTTTATCTATTTTGGTGCCAGTGATGAACCTGCAAGCCAGTTAGTAGGTCGTATAACAGATGCTAAACAAGGTAGTATTGAAGTTAAGTCTGAAATGTCTAAAAATATAAGCGATTATGAAGCTTGGTTTATGCAGACTAAATATGGTGCTTCTTTTTGGCAAGCTTCTGCTGGTTTCCGTTCTTTCTTTTATGTTGGTCCTCCTCAACCAATTCCTACTTACGTGCCCAAAGGTTAGTTATGGTTATGAAAGCACCCCAATTCGATAAATTAACTCATAAATTACGAGATATTGGTAAAAAAGCAGGAGCTAAATTAGAAATTGGTTTTTTAGAGGGTAGCACAGCAGGAGATAATGGAGAAAGTGCCGCAGAAATAGCTGCTTATCAAGAATATGGCACATCTAATATACCTGCTAGACCTTTCTTTTCTACTTGTGTTAATCAAAATCGTAAAAATTGGACTACACTTTTAGCACCAGCATTAAAAAATGCCAAGTTTGATGGAGAAAAAGCATTAGATATTATAGGAAATCAAGCCAAGGGTGATTTACAAGAGACTATGAGAGAATGGGATACTCCACCAAATGCCCCCTCTACTGTTAAGGCAAAAGGATTTAATGATCCACTTATAGATACTGGTAATTTATTAGATGCGGTATCCTTTAAAGTAACTAAAAAATAGGTGTGGTATAATATAATAAAAAGAAGGATATAACATGAACTTACAAAGTATAGCTTCCTCCTCAATAGCTTCTGTAAATGCTAATAGAATAGTTAATATAAGTATTTCAAATGGATATTCTGTAAATCCAGATGGAACTCAAATACCTAATTATTTACCTTCCTATATCCAAAAAGCACAAGTTCAAGAATTAAGCTCTTCAGATTTACAACATATAAATGGACTTAATCTATCTGGAATAATTAGAAAAGTATATATAAATGGACAATTAAACACTGTAATAAGAAGTAGAGGATTAGGTGGAGATAAATTATATTTTGATGGCTTTACTTGGCTTGTAGTTCATATACTAGAAAGTTATGATGCTTGGTCCTGTGTAGTTATTAAACAACAATTGGATACCTAAAATATGTATACTCTTTCAATTACAGATACTAATATCTTTACTGCTCTGTCTTCTTGGATACAGTCTGTTTTACCTGTGTCTCAAAATCAAGTTGTCAAAGAAATGATTAATAGGGTATCTACTCCAAAGCCACCTTATATACAATTAAATCATCTAAATAAAACAAGATTAGCCACAACAACTAATACTTATGCCGATATATCTACTACAATAACAGGCTCTATTTCTGGCACAATTTTAACAATTATATCAGGAACTGGAATAATGCCCGGAATGTGGATAAGTGGTGAAGGAATTGCGTTAAATACCAATATATTATCAATTGGAGAAGCGACTAATACCTTTAATTTAAATATTGATAATGGAACTATACCTTCTACTTCTGTATTTGGTTATTATAATGGTGAAACTTTACAAGATAGTATAGATTATGTTTTACAGATAGATTGTTATGGGGAAATTGGTTCAGATTGGATAAGTATGTTAGAGCTTGCCTATCGTTCTACACAGGCTGTTGATTTTTTCTCACCTTACCTCTTTGCTCCATTATATAGTGAGGCTCCTGTTCATATTCCTTTTCTAAATAGAGAAGGTCAATGGGAAGAAAGATGGATAATGAGACTACATCTACAATATAATCCAACACTTATTTCATACAATCAATCAGCAACTTCTTGTAAGATTGTTCTTGATAGAGTTCAAAATACTCAATAATTTATTGAATAGAGACACTCAAATATAACTTACTACTATATGAATAATTTTTTCTTAAAAGGATTAAAATAAATGTCAACCATACCAGTTAATACACTTATTTCTGTGACTCCTTCAGTATTACAGGCAAGTGGTCAAGCATTAGCATTAAATGGTCTTATTCTTTCTGAATATGCCTATCTGCCTTTTGGTGCTCCTGTTAGTTTTCCTACATATGCCAGTGTAGCAGCTTATTTTGGAGCAACTTCTTTGGAAGCAGAAATGGCCCAAGTTTATTTTAGTGGTTTTACTACTGCTACAATGCTTCCTACTGCTCTTCTTTTTAGTCGTTATCCAGTTTCTCCAATTGCTGCCTTTATTATAGGAGGCACTCAAGCTTCTCTAACTACTCTTGCTAATTTAAATGCTATTAAAGGTAGTTTAACTCTAACCATTGATGGAACAGTATATACCTCTTCAGCTGATGTTTCAACTGTATTTGCTACTGCCACTTCTCCATCTTCTGCAGCCTCTTCTCTAACTTCTCTATTTACATTTACAAGTGGAGCTACTGGAACTACTATTACTTGGTCTTCACAATATAATGCTTTTGTTGTAACTACTCCTACTGGAACTGGTCTTAATACAGTGGCCTATGCTTCTGGCTCTGCTACCACTGCTTCTGCTTCTTCTGGTGGAACTTGCACTTTAACTGCCGGTTCTCCTGGTGTTATGACTCTTGTTAGTGCTCCTACTTCTGGAACTATTACTTTAGGTTCTACACTTTCTGCTACTGGTGTTACTGGATCTGTTGTAATTTCTGCTCTTGCTTCAGGTGTTCTAAATACTCCTGGTTCTACTTATACTTTAACTGGTGGAACTACTTCTCTGGAAGCTACCACAATCTCCTTCTCTACTTCTGGTATTCCTATTGCTTTAAGTCAAGCTACTGGTGCAACTCTTTCACAGGGTTCAGCTAATGTTGATCCAGTAACTTTTATGGATACTCTACAGAATTACAACTCTGATTGGGCAGCTTTTACTAGTGCTTTTGAACCTTCTTTAACCTTAAAAGAAGGATTTGCACAGTGGGTTAATGGAACTGATTTAGAATTTTTATATGTATGTTATGATACTGATATTACTGCGACTGAAAATCCTTCTAATTTTATAGGTTTTGGTAATTATTTAACGGTTAATGAAACTAATGGTGTTTGTGTAGTATATAAGGATCCCCTTGTAGCTGCCTTTGTATTAGGAATGGCTGCTTCTACTAATTATAATGCTATTAATGGTCGTATTTCTTATGCCTATAGAACTGGTTCTGGTATAACTCCTTCAGTCACAGATGCTATAAGTGCTGCCAATTTAATTACTAATGGATATAATTATTATGGGGCTTATGCCACTGCTGCTCAACCTTATAATATTTTCTATAATGGTCAGGTATCAGGAGAATTTAATTGGGTAGATAGTTATGTTAATCAGATTTGGCTTAATAGTAATCTTCAGCTTGCTCTAATAACTCTCTTTACCAGTGCTAATAGTTTACCCTATAACAATATTGGTTATGGTTTAATTAAAGCTGCTTGTCAGAGTATTTTAACCCAGGCAGTATCAAATGGAGTTATTTCAAAGGGTGTGTCACTTTCATCTACACAAGCAGCTCTTGTAAATTCACAGGCTGGAACAAATATAGCTAATACTCTTTATTCTGCTGGTTATTATCTTCAGATATTAGATGCCACAGCTACTTCACGTGGAAATAGAACCACCCCTCCCTGCACTCTTTGGTATATGGATGGTGGAAGTATTAATACTCTAAATCTTGCCTCCATTGATATAGAATAATAAGAATAACAGAAATAAATAATAAAAGATAGATATAAAATAATAACAGGAGTTTACTAAAATGGCAATACCGATTCAATCAATTACCTCCATCAATTCAGTTCTGGCGATTCAGATTCCAGGAGTTTATGATTCTCCTGTTCAAATTTCCCGCTTTTCTGTAGATGATATGTTTGACCTAGATCCAGCAGCCCATGTAGAACATCGTATGGGTGTTGATGGTCATCTGTCTGGGGGCTTTGTATATAAAGAACGAACTATGAAAGTTAAATTAGAGGCAGATTCTCCTTCCAGACAAATTTTTGATGACTGGTATTCTGGTATGGCCACTATAGGAAATGTTATCTTTGCCCAAGCTACTATAACAATGGCGGATAATGGTTCTGTATATACTCTTACTAATGGTCTTTTAACTTCTTATATGGATATGCCTGCTGCTAAACGAACTTTACAGCCTGTTGAATACACTATCGTTTGGGAAAGTGTTATTAAGAGTAATCTATAATTACATTTTAGGGTAATAACTTGAGAAAAACTAAATTAGTTACAATTGATGCTGAAAATCGTGATAAGGGAAAAACTTATCTTATTACTGAAATGGGTGCTGCTAAAGCTGAAAAATGGGCAATGAGGGCTCTATTAGCTCTCATGAAAAGTGGTATTGAAGTTCCAGAAGATGCTGCTCAACAAGGTATAGCTGGATTGGCCAATGTTAATTTATCTAGTTTGGGTTCTATTCCTTTTGAATTAGCTGAACCCCTACTTGATGAAATGATGGAGTGTGTTAAAATTGCTCCTGCTGCCATGCCTCAAGGAAGAGCATTAATGGAAGAAGATATAGAAGAAATTAGCACCCGATTAAAATTAAGAAAAGAAGTATTAGATTTACATATTGGTTTTTTTTACACTGGCAACCAATCAGAATCAGCAGCTATTCCGGCGAAGAAAATCTCGCGGAGTATCAAAATACAACCTCAAGAATAGGGATTGTAATAAGTAAAAAATTAGCAAGTCTTCAAGAGTTGCAGGAAATATACTCTCTTGAAGACTTGTTTCTTTTATTAGAAATTATACAGGTAGATAACTATAACGAATACTTGATTTATAAGAGAAAGCAAGCAGCAAATCAAGACTAAATTACTTAATATACATGTTAAAAGATTAAAAGATTGAAGGAAATTAAATAATGGCTACTATAGTTGATATACTAATTGCTGAACTTGATTTAGACCATAAAAAGTATGATGAAGGTTTAGAGAAGGCAGGAGAAAAGGGTAAAGAAACCTTTTCAGAGTTAGCTAAAGGAGCTCTTGAGTTCTTTGGAATTATGGCTTCTGCTGCCGGTATATATAAATTTATAGAATCTACTAATGCTGCTGCCCTTTCTGCTAAAAGATTGGCAGATGAAGCACACACCTCTATGGAAGAAATAGAAGCCTTTAGAGGAGTAATAAAAGATGCTGGTGGAACTTCAGAAGAGGCTGATGCTGCTATTAAGGGTGTAGGAGAAGCTATAGCTGTTGTAGGGACCAAATTAAGAGGCGCAAAACAAGCAGAAATAGCCCTTGCCGCATTGGGGATTAGTAAGTCTCAAATTAAACAGGAAGATCCTACAGAACAGTTATCTACTATTGCTGCGGGTTTAAAAAATTTACATGACAAAGGACAGGATTTTAAAGCTATTAAATTGGGCGCTACTTTTGGTTTGTCAGAAGCTGTAGTTAGATCATTACAAGAAGGTGGAGAAGCTACTAAAAAAGCAATAGAGGAACAATTAAAATTAGGAGTGGCTCATGAACAAGATGCAGAGAATGCCGAAAAATTAGAAAAGGGCATGAATCATCTTAAAACAACAATAACTGCTGCAGCTCTTCCTATAGTCGAAGTTATGGTTCCTGCTTTAACTGCGGTTGCTAATGGTTTAATAAAAGTTGTTCAATGGATAGAAGGACACAAATCTATTGTTATAGATGCCTTACTTGCAATAGCTACTACCTTTACTGTTATAGGTATTAATGCTCTTATTGCTTCTGCTGCTACTTGGTCTTTGGCTGGAGCTCTTGCTGCTATTGGTGGACCTATTACATTAATTGTTATTGGAGTAGCTGCTTTAGGGGCTGCTATAGGTTGGGCATATGAAAAATGGAAAGAGTGGATGTCTGGAAGTAAGACCAGTTTAGATTCTTTCTTTAATTTCTTTAAGGTGATATGGGATAATATAAAAACAGTAGTAATGGATGTCTTTGTTACATTAAAAGATATAGTAATGACCTATTTAGATACTTGGAAACAGGCTTGGAATCTATTAGTTGCCATTTTTACAGGTAATGGAGATAAGATTAAAGAAGCATGGTCTAAATTATGTGGTGATATTAACCGTATTTTATCAGAAGCATTAGTCTTATTAATTTATGGAATATTAATTTTTTATTTTAGAGCCCAAAAAATATTTAAAGATATATGGTCAAGTTTTAAAACGAGTGCTGAAGCTCCTTTCATGTGGGTAGAAAATAAACTTAAAAATATAGGAAATATGCTAAAAGATTATTATTCTATTTTTGGAAAATTATTAACTGGTGATTTTAAAGGCTCAATTCAATCTGGTATTAAAGTAATAGGCGATATAAAGAATATTACTGGTTCTGGGGTTAATGCAGGACAAGCCCTATCACCTTCTATATCTAATAAAGCAGTTAATAATACTTCTCATAAGGAAGTTAATATACAGCAATTAAATGTTAATGCTCCTCAAGCTACTGATGCCTCTGGGATAGCTAATGGAATGCATGGAGCTATACAAAATCATTCTCTTGTTGATCAAAGTGATGGAGGTTTATTCTAATGGCAAATGGTTGGGGTATTTATTATGCGGTTGGTTCAAATGCAGGAAATCCAGGATCATTAGTTTTTAATGTAGACTCCTTTTCTGATTTAAAATATACGGGTTCATCAAAAGTCAGTGATTTTCCAGTAGAGCAGGGGTCATTTGCATCATATAACAAAGTTGTAGAACCTTTTAAAGTTAATATAACCTTAACTGCCAATGGAACAGATAAAACTATTCCCTTTTTAGCTCAATTGGAAATAGAAAAATCAGCTGCTAATTTATATAATATAGTAACTCCTGCTATAACTTATATTAATGCTACTTTAGAGTCTTATGATTATAGCAGAACGGCAAGTAATGGTGTTTCTATGATTACTGCTGTTTTATCCTTTATTGAAATAAGACAAATAACTCCAGCATATACTACAATTGCTTTAAAAAATTCAAAGAATCCTACTTCTAAAGGAAAGACAATTCAAGGCAAATCACAAACACAGTCCCCCTCTTCTGCTAATTCAACTGGTTCTACTGCTGTTTCAGAACCATTAAGTTTAAGTAATGTAGCAGGAAGAGCTCATGCTGCTGCTGGTGCTTAATATAATAAAATATAGAGGTTATTATGGTTAATAGTTTATTTATGGATTTAATAGTTAATGGAATTACAATATATACTGGAATGCCTTGTGATAATTTAATAGGTATAGGTAATTATATTAGCTTTCCTTTTAATGGTATTCTTTATTTTAATGATAGTATGGATGGTGCTAATCCAACCTATGATGGATTAGGATCAGAATATTTTTTATATTATTATCAAACAGGAGTAGATGTATTATTAGTTCCTCTTCAGGCAATTCCCTCACAACAATTTGATATAACTTTGGGGGGACAAAGCTGCACTATTTCTTTATATACATGTCCTTATGCTCCTTCAACTACTTCTGGACAACTGTTACAGATTCCTAACTCCATATTAAATGTTTAAAAGGTATAATAATGTCTAATTTAACTTCCTATACCATTAAAGAATTACAGATAAATTTCACATTAGAGAGTGGAACTTTTGCTAATGGATCTAATACTTTATCTTTATCTGGATTAAGAGCCGAAGTTGAAATTGTTAAGGCAGGTCATCCAAGTAAAAATCAAGCTAAAATAAAAGTATTTGGTATGACACAATCTGATATGAATAGTTTAACCACTTTACCAGCTAAATCTGAAAAACCATTAGCAATACATAAAAGTAGAATTAGTATTCTAGCGGGAGATACTACATCACCATTAAAAGTGGCTTTTGGAGGAGAAATTAGTGGTGCATGGACTTCTTATGAAAGTTCTGACCAAATATATTTTCATGTTGAGGCTTTAGCTGGGTTTTATCCTGCTATTGCTCCTGCTTCACCTACAGGATATAATGGTGGAGTTTCTGTAGCAAATTTAATGTCAGGATTAGCTGCTCAAATGGGATATACCTTTGAAAATAATGGGGTTAATTCTTTTTTACATAATCAATATATTTCTGGTTCTTCTTATCAACAAGCTTCTCAAATTGCTGAAGCTGCTAATATAGAATTTGGTATAGATGATGATATATTATTTATTGCTCCAAGAGGTGTAGCAAGAAAGGGTACAAGTCCCGTAATTTCTCCTAATACTGGATTAAAAGGTTATCCTATATTTGATAAAAAAGGATTAAAATTTACTTGTTTATATAATAATGGACTTAAATTAGGTGGATTAGTTACCATTTCAAATAGTGTAGTATCAGTAGCTAATGGAACTTGGAGAATTAATAAATTAGAGCATAAATTATCATCTTTAATGCCTAATGGAGCTTGGTTTTCACAAGTTAGTGCTTCTTGGGAAGGTAATTAATAATGGCAAATACAGACAATCCCGTATATGGTAAACAAGATATAGCATCTGGAAATTCTGACTTTAATCAAATGTCTTTTTTTATGAAAATGATGTTGTCAAAAGTTCATACTTCAACATTAGTAAAAGTTATTTCCTCTACGTCTTCTGGAACTTCTCCTGTTGGCACTGTAACTATTCTTCCATTAGTAAATCAGGTGGATGGTGCTGGAAATTCTGTTTCTCATGGTAAGATATATAATGTACCTTATTTCAGATATCAAGGTGGAGATAATGCTGTAATAATAGACCCAAAAGCAGGAGATATCGGCTTTTGTATGTTTGCAGAAAAGGATATAAGTTCCGTAAAAGTTAGTGGAAGTCAGAGTATGCCTGCTTCTTCAAGAACTTTTGACTATTCTGATGCTCTGTATATTGGAGGGTATAACTTTACAATAGCTCCTACTAACTATATTCAGATTAGTGATAGTGGAATAAATGTAATCAGTCCTAATCCAATTGCTATAACTACATCATCTACTTGTAATGTCACTGCTTCTACTGTAACAGTAACAGCTCCTACAACTAATGTTACTGGTAATCTTATAGTTGCTGGAACAATAGCAGTAAATGGTAGTGGCACATCAACTATGTCAGGTTCCTTGACAACTACTGGACAAATAACTTCTGGAACTATTACTCTTACCACACACACTCATACTGGTGTTACTACTGGCTCTGGTTCTACTGGTGGTCCTCAAGGTTAATTTGCCTGATTAAAGTATAGAAAGGACAATTACTATTATATGAATACGCTTGCCTTACAAACTTCTGATTGGGACCTATATGCTAACGCATCAGGTAATATAGCACTATTATCTGATTCTTCAGCTATTGCTCAAGATGTTGCTTCTGCTATATCTACATTTCTAGGAGAAGTTTATTATGATACTACTTTGGGTATTCCTTATTTAAGTGAAATATTTGGACAATCTTATTCTTCTTCATTAATATCCTCTCTTCTACAAACTACTGCTCTAACTGTTCCTGGAGTTGTATCTGTTCAAATTAGTAATCTTTCTTTTGAATATGCTTCAAGGGCACTTTCTGCAGATGTTATGATAATAGATACTACAGGTGCTGCTACTGGAATTACTTTTTCTCAAGTATTAACATAGGTTTAATAATATGACACTCGTAACTACTTCTGTTCCTATTCCTACTCTTTCTCCTACTGGATACACTATTCCAGAGGAGAATCAAATACTTTCTGGTGTTCAAACAGATATAAATAATGCCTTTGGTGGAGGTTTAAATTCTTCATTAACTACTCCACAAGGTCAATTAGCTTCTTCTATGGCTGCTATTATTTCTGATTGTAATTCTCAATTTTTAAATATAGTTACACAAGTAGATCCTCAATATGCTCAAGGATTTATGCAGGATGCCATTGGCTCTATTTATTTTCAAACCAGAATACCCGCCACTTCAACTACTCTTTCTGTGGTTTGTCAGGGCTTAAATGGAACTGTATTGGCTGCTAATACTCCATTAGCTGTAGATGGTGCTGGAAATCTATATGAGTGTTCTGGGGCCACTATTGGCTCTACAAATACTACTATAATATTTAATAATGTATCTACTGGGCCAATTGCTTATACTGCACCATTAAATATTTATCAAACAACTCCAGGATGGGACTCTATTGTATCAGTATCTACGCAGGCTCTTGGTTTAGCAATAGAAACTCAACAGGCCTTTGAAGTAAGAAGACAAGCCAGTGTAGCAGGTAATGCTGTTGGTATACTACAAAGTATGAAAGCTGCTGTTCTCTCTTCTGGATCTTCTTTAAATCCTCCAACAGTTCCAGTTTCTGCTTATCTATATGAGAATAATACTTCTGTTAATGTAACCTTTGGCGGAATAACTTTAATACCAAATTCAATTTATGTAGCAGTTAATGGTGGAGATAGCTATTCAATAGCTAATGCAATATGGACAAAAAAAGCTCCTGGGTGCAACTATACTCCTTCTGCTATTTTTACAGGCTCTTCTTCAACTACTACCTTAACTGTTACTTCTATTTCTTCTGGTTATATAGCTCCTGGACAAAGTTTAATAAATTCTACCTCGCAACAACCCTATAATGTTACTATTTCAAGTCAAACTAGTGGAACAACTGGAGGAGTTGGAGTGTATGTATTAAGTGGTAATCTTACCCTATCTTCTAGCACTATATACTCAAGCACTTTATATACTATTTATGATACTAATTATCCAGTAGGAAATCAACCCTCATACAATATATGCTACACAGTTCCACAGCAAATTCCAATTTATATTGCTGTAACATTAGCTGCTGCCTCTAATCCCCCCACAAATGCTCTAACCTTATTACAGAATAGTATTACAGGTTTAAATATGGCCTTTTTAGGAACTGATGGTGCTGCCTCTATAAGTAATATAGGTGCTACTATTTATGCCTCTCGTTTCTATACCACTATTTCTCAAATACTTCCTACAGCAACTATATTAAATGTATCAATAGGAACTTCAGCTTCCCCTACTGCCTCTCAATTAGCAATGAATATAAATCAGATACCTTATTTGCCTTCTCCTCTTTTAACTAATGAAATCACTTTAATTTTGGCTTAATAATATGCTAAATCTTGAATCTACTATAATTGCCCAATATGCTAATTCTCCCATATTATTAACTTTAATTAATAATATGAATGCTTACATTGATCCATCTACAAATATGAATAATTTTTATAGCCAAATATGGAACATAAATACAGCACAAGGATATGGATTAGATGTTTGGGGTAGAATTCTTGGTATTAATAGATATATAACAATTCCTCCCACAACTACCTATTTTGGATTTGCAGAGGCCATTCTTTCAGGAACGTATAGTTGGGAAGGATGGAGTCAAGCCCCTTTTTGGAATGGTGCTGATGCTTTATCTGGCTCTTCTACTGAAACATTAACTGATAATGCCTTTAGAACTCTACTTTTAGCTAAAGCATTATTAAATATAACTTCTTGTTCTAGTCAATCGATTAATGTTCTTTTAACTACTCTTTTTGCTGGTTATGGAAATGCTTATGTTAAAGATACTGGAAATATGACAATGACTGTATATTTATTCTTTCAGCCAACCATTCTTCAGTTAGCAATTCTACAAACTTCTGGTATTATTCCTATTCCTACTGGTGTTTCTTTGTCTCTTTCCCCAGGATATGTGCCTGCAACAACTATTGGTTTTAATGGTTCTGGATTAAGCACATGGAATCAAGGAACTTTCTGGAATGATAATTTAGTATAGTTATAAATTCATTTACTAATAATAGGACTTCAATATATGGCTATTTCTGTTCCAAATACATCAACATTAATTCAACTTCCTTGGAGAGGTTTAACTGGACCAAATGCCGGTTTATTATCTCTTCCCTCTATAACTTCTGCCGGTAATGAAATTGCTTCCTTCGCGGATGGATTTCCTGTAGCTACTATGACATCAGAGGCTGCTGGTGGAACTCCTCCTCGTGGACAAGATATTAATGGAATATTAAATCAAGTAACAACCCTTTTACAATATATTAATGCTGGCGGTATATGGTATTTCAATGCCACCCTTGCTGCTGCTATTGGCGGATTTCCTATTGGTTGTGTTGTTTTATTGAATGATGGACAAACATTAGTTCAAAGCACTATTACAGCTAATTTACAAGATCCTAATATATCTCTAACTGGATGGAGATATCTTCAAGCAGGTTATGCCACAAGTGCAGGTAACGCAGCAACAGCAACTTTAGCTACCACTGCTGTAAATGCTACTAATGCTGTAAATGCCACAACAGCAGCTAATGGAGTTCCTCCTGGAACTGTAATATCTTTTGCTGGACCTGGAACTCCTTCTGGTTATCTTTTTTGTAATGGTGGTGGGTATAGCACTTCCTCATTCCCTAATCTTTTTTCTGCTATTGGTTATTATTGGGGTGGAAGTGGGAGCACTTTCTATGTTCCTAATATGATTAATAATGTGGCTGTTGGTGCCGGTGGAAATTGGGGAGTAGGCGCTTCTGGTGGTGAAGTAACTCATACCTTACAAATTGGTGAAATGCCAAGCCATAATCACCAAAACCCCCATGCTGGATCTCCTTCTGGAAATGGTGCAATTATTGGAGGAAATAGTCCTTCTTTTGATGGAACTATGAATAGTAGTTATACAGGTGGTGGTGCTCCTCATAATAATATGCAACCTTTCTTGGCTATGTATTATTTCATAAAGTATTAATTTTATAGATAGGAAAGCATTAAATGTCCCAAACATATCCAAATATACCGATTTATCAGCCTTTTGCTACTAATACTACAGGAACAGCGGGAGGCAGAAACTCTATACCAGTATCTGCTACTGGTTCTAATTTAGCTTCTCTTGCTGATGGCTTTCCTTTAGTATGCTCACAGCCAGTTGCTCCTAATGGTTCTGGTATTCCTCCCCAACTTGCCGATTTAAATGGAATACTTTATGAGATTACTTCTTATACAGCTTGGCAATATTTAGGAGGTTTACCACAGTTTGATGCCTCTATTCCTGGTGGTTATCCTTTATATGCCTGTATACAAAAAACTAATGGTGATGTAGTTATTAATCAAAGTGCCAGAAATACCAATAATCCTAATACCTTAATGACTGGTTGGGCTGTAGCTTATGGTGTAAATACTAATAATAAAGTGCCTCTACATGGTTTCTGGTATGATACAACTAATTTGGTATATGAAACTACTTTATCGTATAATATAGGAACTTTAACATTAACTATAACACCTACTAGTTCTTCCTTTAGAATCTGGAATCAGGGGACTCTATATACCTTTACTGGGGCACAAACAGTAACTCATACAGCTACTCAAGGTGTATGGTATTTTTATTATACTTCTTCTGGTATTTTAACTTCCTCACAAACTGCTTGGAATCCATTAGGTAATACATTAGTAGCTGCCTTATATTATGATGCTGTAACTCCAAGTTATATTATGTTTGATAAGAGGCATCATTTTGATAGTTCTCCAGAATGGGTGCTTTCTGAATATTTTGCTAATGGAACTTTCGTTAAAAACTTATTAACTGATTTTCCTATAAGTGGTTATACTTTAAGCACGTATTCTAATGCTGCTAATCAATGGGCTCTTGGTTCTGGAACAGTTTATGCTGAAGATATAAATGTATTAACTACAGCTGTTCCTTCTGCTGGTCCTTATAATGTTGTCCATTTAGCAACCTCTGCAAATAATTTTGTTATGGGTTCTGCTTATACTGTGCCTTTTATATATAATACCAGCACTTCGTATATTCAATATAATCAATATACTGGAGGTGCTTGGCAAATGACAGATGCAGCTACCAGTTCCTTTGTAAACTATTATATTGTTGCCACTACTGGATTAACTGGTCAACAAATTATAGCAATTCCTGGTCAAACTACTTATACTAATTTAGCTGCGGCTCAAAGAGAACAGTTTGCTAATTTATCTCTACAACTTTTCTTTGGTATTGAATATGTTGTCCTCTATCAGATAAACTATCAAGTATTATCTTCTGCTTCCAATAGTGGTAAATGTCAGATAGTTGGTGTAAATAAATTATTTTTAAATAGAATACAATCACAAGTTCCTACTATTGTTAGTATGTCTAATCCTATGACTGCTTTAGGAGATGTAATTATAGGTGCTACTGGTGGTTCTCCTTTAAGATTAGCTGGTCCAACTGCTGCTACTACTGCCCTTCTAACAAGCACTGGAACTGGTTCAGCAGCTAATGAACCTTCCTGGACTAATTTAGCAGTAACTACAAGCTCTTCTAATACTGTTACAAATAAAGTTTCTATTGTTCTTGGTGGAGTAACTTATTATTTACTTGCTTCAACTTCTGCTACTTAATATATAAATTACTACATAGATACTTACCTTTCTTCAGGAGATTATTTAATGTCTTTAACAATAGCAATGGCTTCACGTGAAACTGAACTTAATGATTATGCTGCTCAATTTGGTGCTGCTGCCCAGTTAGCTATTTTTTCTGGAACTGCTCCTACTAATGCTGATACCGCTCTATCCAGCAACGTCATTTTAGCTAATGTTCCCTTCTCTTCAACACCTTTTAGTTCTGCTACTGCTGCTACTCCTTCTGTAATTACTGCCAATACTATTACCCAGGAGAACGCAATAGCCACAGGAACGGCCTCATTTTTTAGAGCCTATTCTGCTGGAACTACTGGCGGTATTTCAACTTCTGGTTTTATAGTAGGCAATGTATACAATATAGCTACTCTTGGCACTTCAACTTCTGCTAACTGGATTTCTATTGGTCTGCCCTCTGGAACTACTGCTGCTGCTGGTCAAATGTTTGTTGCTTCTGCTACTACCTTAACTGGAACTGGAACAGCTACTTTAATGACAACTCTTGAGCAGGGTTTAGTTGGAACTTCTGGATCAGATTTAAACTTGAACACTACTTCTATTGTGGCTTCAGGTCCTTTGGCTGTGACATCCTTTACCCGGCAGATGTAGTAAAAACAGAAAGAATAGGTATAAGATATGTCAATAGCTGTTGGAAATACAGTAACTATTTTACCACCTTTTACTGCTTTCTATCCAGGCAGCTATACAGTGGTTTCTATATTTGATCCTAATGGAAGTAGCACACCCTCTACGGCTATATTAAATGACAGTAATGGAAATGCTGTAATTAGTGCTTTTAGTTTTTCTTATCTACAAGTGGTGAGTTAATATGACAGATTTTGCTGTTCCTGGGGATATTATTACTGGATTAGCCGGTGCTGGTAATGGCTCTGCTGGATGTAGACAATTTGGTGCCAAAGGGTCTATAACCACAGTAGCCTCTTTTTATTATTCTGGATGGACTTGTGGTGGAACTGGTGGAACTGGTGCTACTCCGGGTGCTTGGGCTATTTGTAATCAATCTACAGTTGGTTGTTGGGCTCCTCAATTAGTGGATGAAACATTAGGAACAACTAATAGATTACTTTATACTTCTTATACAGCATCAAACGTAACAAATCTAATATTATATGATAGAATTGGTCATATGGGTGGTTTATCAGGAACCGTAGCAACCCTTCAGTCAGTAGGTTCTTCTTTAACTACTCCTGCTGCTTCTGGAAGATGCCAATCAAATGGGTCTGATGTAATGTGGGGCCTTGAATGGTATACAGCAACGGGCTCTACTGCTGTTACTGCTACAATAACTTATACAGATCAATTAGGTAATACAGGTAATACAACTACAGTTTCTATTCCTGCTTCTGTTCCTGCTGCCCGTGTTTATCCAATTATAAGTCTTGCTTCTGGTGATACTTCTATTATGGCTATTACAGGAGTTACATTAAGCGCAACTACCGGAACTGCTGGAAATTTTGGAATAACTGCTGGAAAAATAATACAGGCCACATGTATTCCAGTAGCCAATACCACAGTTGAAAATGATTGGGCTGCTTGTGCTATGCCTCTAATTGCTCCTCAATGCTGCATGTCTACCTTTCAATACACTACAACCACTACTTATGGTTCTATAAGTTATAATATAGTTGTTGGAACTCACTAATAGGGGAGGGTTAGATGGCCACCCTATTAATAAGTGATAAAATGATAATCTCTATTAAAATTATGGAGGTTATTAAATTATGTCCACTGTAACAGGGTATAGTTCTTCTGGTTTAACTCAATATACATCTGGAACAAGCATTAGTGTAAATGCTGGTAATCTTATATATGTATTTTTAAACAGTGGTTTTAGCAATTCTTATGCTCCTACAGATAGCCAAGGAAATACTTATACATCAGTTGGAACTATTGCAAATACCTCTACTGGATCTTGGGGGGGATATCCCTATATTTATCTTTGGTCAACTATAGCTTCTACTGCTGGAACTATAACTATTTCAGGAAATAGTTCTCCTCCAACCTCTATTGTTTTAGTATATGTTTTATCTAATGCTTCTCTTATTTCCTATACTTCAGGATCGGTCAGCACTGCAGGAAATTATACAACTACTCCAACAACTATTACATCAGCAAATGAATTATCTATAATTTTTATATATAACTCTTCTAGTAGTTCTTATCTTACTATTACTGGAACTAATTATACTTATCAAAATAATGCCTACCTTCTATACAATCCATCAATAGGCTCAACTTCATTAGCCTTTACTCAAACAATATCAGGACCAAATACCGCTTATGAAACTTTAACTTTTGCATTTAATCCAGTAGAAGGATTAGGAATATCTGGCAATGCCTCTGGATATACTATTAATGAAGGAACTAGTGGAGTAGTAACACCAACCATATCTCAATATTCTACTGGAACTGGAATTGCAGTTACAGCAGGTCAAATAGTATGGGTAAGTTTATCTGGAGTTACTGGGCATCAAGAACTTCCTTCTGATAATTTAGGAAGCACTTATACTTCTTTAGGCTATTATTATAATCAAAGTAACGAGTATTATACATGTTATGCTGTTATTTCCTCTTCCGGAACATTAAATATAACTCC